CTCAATATAGATCTGGATATCAACCCGGAGCCTTGCGTCCGTCCTTATGCTCTCCCTGGAGAGGGTGAGGCAGCTGGAGGAGGAGGGGTACTTCACTTGCAAGGCAGAGAAGAACCGGAAGCAGTACGATCTCATCCCTTCTGTCCAGATCTATATTGAGTACCTGCGTAAGCAGAAGGAGAACCCTTTGCTTACCACTATGGAGGATGAGGCCCGGAAGCTGAAAGCGGACGCTGATCTGAAGGAAGCAAAAGCGGCCATTGAGAACTTGAAGAAGGCAGAACTGGAAGCGACCATGCACCGCTCTGAAGATGTAGAGGCAGTGATTACAGACCTTGCGGCTACGATCCGAGGAGAGCTTTTAGCTCTTCCTGGAACCCTGGCGGTAGATATGGCAAACACCACCACCGCCACGGAATGCTCTGCAATCATAAAAGCGGCGGTCAATACCATTTTGAACCGCCTGACCGACTACAATTACGACAAAAATGAGTTCAAGCGCAGGGTCAGAGAACGGGAAAAGTGGATGAATGCGCAGGAAAACAGAGAGGAAACTGAAGAGGAAACAAGCTAAGACCGTTACCAAAGAAATAAAACGGCTTATGAAAGTAGTCTCCGCAGCGTGCGACGTATTCAAAGCCCCGGAGAACATAACGGTATCACAATGGGCTGACAGGTACAGGATCCTTCAGGCGGAAAACTCCGCAGAGTCCGGAAGGTGGAAGACCAAAAGGACACCATATCTGAAGGAGATCATGGATGCCTTCACGGATCCACGGGTGAAGTGCCTGGTTATAGCAGCCTGCGCCCAGCTGGGAAAGACCGAAGGGCTCCTTAATATGATCGCCTACATGATAGATCAGGATCCCGGTCCGGCGATGATGATAATGCCGACCGTGGACATGGTAGAGGATACATCAAAAAGGCGGCTTTCTCCGATGTTTCGAGATACAAAGCCCCTTGCGTCAAAGGTGGCAAGCGAAAAAAGCAGAAATTCACAGAATACTATCACGAAAAAGTCATATCCAGGCGGAATGCTTACCCTTGTGGGTGCCAATTCCCCCGCTCCCCTTGCCGGAGTGCCTGCAAGATATGTTTTCGGTGATGAGGTAGACCGCTGGGCGAAGGCAGCGGGAAAAGAAGGTGATCCCTGGGGACTGGTACAGGCCCGGACGATCACTTTTTATAATTCAAAAATGGTGGCGGTTTCCACCCCCACCGTAAAGGATGACAGCAAGATAGAAAACCTCTTCAAATTAGGGACAAGGGAATACTGGTGTGTTCAATGCCCCGACTGCGGAGAGTATTCATACATAAAGTTCGACAATATCCGTTTCGACTATAAGACCATAGAGCACGGAAGGGATAAACAGTACATTGTAGAAAATATAGAGTGGGCCTGTCCGAAATGCGGCTGTCTTTACGATGAAAACACCGTGAAGCACCAGCCCATGAAATGGATTCCGGAAAGTCCTGAAGCCATAAAGAACGGATACCGTTCCTTCTGGATCAACGGTTTCTCTTCTCCCTGGCTTTCGTGGGAGTACATCATAACCCGCTTTCTTCAGGCCGGTTCGGATCCGGAGAAGCTGAAGGTCGTTTACAATACCCTTTTTGGTGAATTATGGAGCCAAAGGGTGGATGTAGGAGACGAAGAAGATCTTCTTGCCCGTGCTGAAGACTACGGAGCGGAGCTTCCGGACGGTGTGCTCTGCTTAACCTGCGGAGTAGATACCCAGGATGACCGGCTGGAGTACGAAGTAGTAGGATACGGATTCTTTGAAGAGAACTGGGGCATAGAGAGAGGAATTATACAGGGAAGACCGGACAATCCGGAGACCTGGATAAAGCTGGACGGAGTTCTGGATCACGCTTATTCATACAAAAACGGCCGGACACTGCGGATCTCTCTTTGTTTCGTGGATGAAGGCGGACACTTCAGCAAAGAAGTCTGGGAGCAGTGCGCTATGCGCCCCGGAAGAGTGTGGGCGGTGAAAGGATCCAGCGTGCCGGGATACCCGTACACATCCAGGGCAAAAAAGATTGACGTTACCACCCCGGACGGACGGCCTTATACCACCTATCACTACATTATCGGCACGGATGCCGGTAAAGAGAGGATAATGAGCGGCCTTAAGGTTTTGGAACCCGGCGCAAGAATGAGCCACTTCCCGACCGACAAAGAAAAAGGCTATGACATACATTATTTTCACGGGCTGCTTTCCGAAGCTCCTGAAATGCAGGAAAACGGAGGGTGGAAGTGGAAGAAATTACCAGGGCACGAAAGAAATGAGGCCCTTGACTGTAGGAACTACGCCAATGCGGCGTTTAAGATCCTTCACCCTAACCTTGACAGGCTTAAATATCTTCTGGAGCACCCGGATGAAAGAAAGAAACCTGTCAAGAAGAAACAGCAGCCACGAAAGCGCCGGATAGAGGAGGGCGACTGGTGATTATTAAGTACGATGGAAAAACAGAACACGGAATACAGTACATAAAAAGCCTCTATTCCGCTAATTACGAGTATGAAATGGTGATAGACGACCTTGACGGGATGGTGGAAGTAAGAAAATCCATCCTCTCCGGAGGGGGAGCAGTCACACAGTACACAATAGGATCACGATCCCTTTCACGGAAGTCTTTGAGTGCTTCCGACCTTCTGAAGCTATGGGATGATCTCTGGGCGAAGAAATTACGCCTTGAACAGGGCAGAGCACCGAGGAAAGCGGTGGGAATAGTGCCCCGTGACTGGTAAACAAGGGTATAGAGTTGTTTTATAACGGCTTTATGCTGGGCGGGGCTTTTTTGCGGTGCTTATTCCGCTCCTTTCCCCCGCCCTTTATAAGAGAGGTGGACAATGATGCAGATGATCCCTATATCAGGGCATAAAGGTTACGGATCCGCCGGAGCTTCCACGACAAAGAGAGCCTTGAAGGGATTCAAGGCGATGTCAGGATCTCCCAGGGAAGATATCGACCTTAACAATTACACATTAAGGCAGCGGGGACGGCTTATGTATATGGGCGCTCCGGTAGCGACCAGCGCAGTTAAGACGAACCGCACCAACACCATAGGATTAGGGCTTAAATTGAACCCACGCCCTGATATGGAGTTCCTGGGTCTCAATACAGAGCAGGCAGCGCAGTGGGTAAAGACCGTAAAAAGGGAATTTGGTTTATGGGCCAATGATAAAGAGAAATGCGATGCAACCGGGATCAACAACTTTTACGAGCTTCAGCAGCTTCTCATGGCTTCTTGGCTTATGTCCGGGGATGTGTTTGCCCTGGTACAGTCCGCAAAAGCGGAGTCATACGCCCCATACACCTTAAGGCTCCGGGCAATAGAGGCGGACAGGGTGGCCACGCCCACAGAAAACGGCATATTATCCAGCATAAGAACCACCGGGAAGAACCCGAAGAACGGGAATGTCATATACGACGGCGTGGAAGTAGACAAGAACGGTAAAGCGGTAGCCTACTGGATCCGGAATACCTATCCCTTTGAAAACTCCCTTGAACAGACAAAGTTTGTGAGGGTAGAGACCACAGGTAAGAAAACCGGACTTCCTAACATTATCCAGATAGTGAACACGGAAAGGCCGGATCAGTATAGAGGGGTTTCCTTCCTTGCGCCGATAATCCAGCATATTCTCCAGCTTAACCGGTACACGGAAGCGGAGATCATGGCTGCAATAGTCCAGTCAGACTATAGCGCTTTCATAACCTACAACAATGACGCTTCAATGATGCCTTACAATGAAGTGGGAGCAGGATATGAAGAGCAGGAAGCAAGCTATGATCCGAATGAGTACGAGCTGGGACCGGGCACGGTGAACGTGATGAACCCAGGAGAGGATGTTAAGTTTTCAAACCCTACACATCCGAATACTACCTTTGACGCTTTTGCGCTTTCTATCATCACCCAGATAGGAGCCGCCCTGGAGATCCCCCGTGATATTCTCCTGAAGGCTTTCGATTCTTCGTATTCAGCATCAAGGGGAGCGCTCCTTGAAGCCTGGAAGAGTTTCAACACTTACCGCACATGGTTTGTCAACGATTTCTGCAATCCTGTGTATAAATTGTGGATGACAGAAGCGGTGGCTTTAGGAAGGATATCAGCTCCGGGCTTTTTCGCTGATCCTGCAATACAGGCAGCATGGCTTAAGTGTCAGTGGATAGGACCTTCACAGGGTATGCTCGATCCTACGAAGGAAATTGAAGCGGAGGCCATGGCCTGTGCAAACGGATTCAGCACTCATGCGGACAGCGCTCTCCGGCTCAATGGATCTGATTACGATTCAAATGTAGAACAGCTGGCAAGGGAGAAGGCCATGGCTGAAGAGCTGGGAGTGGCAGCGGGACCCACCGAAGAAAATGAAGCTCCGGAGGAGTAAAAACCTCCGTGAAACATAGAAACTACAAAGCTGACAGATAAAGGAGGGCAAAATGCCGGGATTAAGAAATTTGATGCCGAGCCTTAAGCCTTATGTCATAAACAAGGCGAAAGACGGCAAGAAAGCAAGCGTGAACCTCTACGGAGAGATCGTGGAGAGCGTACCTACAGACTGGTGGACAGGCGAAAAGATAGATGGCCTGTTTATTGAATTAGATGGATTCCTTAAAGATTTAGAGACCTTATCCGGAATGGATGAAGTCTCTTTTTACATTAACTCCGTAGGAGGGGATGTATACGCCGGGATCTCCATTTTTAACAAAATAAGAGCACTAAAAGCGGAAACAACCACAGTGGTGGACGGTTTAGCGGCTTCAGCGGCTGCCATTGTCGCCCAGGCCGGAGATAAGAGACAGGTTTCCGTAGGATCGCAAACAATGATCCACACAGCCTCCGCAGGGCTAATAGGTTACTACAACCGTCAGGAATTAAAGAAGGTTGATAACACGCTTAAGAGCATAGACAAGAGCCTTGCGGAGTTACTGTCGGACCGGACAGGCCGGGAACAGGACGATATTATGGCAATGCTCACAAAAACCACCTGGATGACCGCAGATGAAGCAGTGGAGGAAGGTTTTGCGGATGAGGTCATAAATAAGAGCGAGCCTGTAGTGGATCGGGTAAACGACACCACGACCTTTATTATTAACGGCATACCCCACACCTTCGGGAATATGCCTTTACCTGCATTTAAGACCGTGGGAGTATTTGCGCCGGCGCAAAAAACGGTATCGAACGGCTCCGGGCCGGTTGATATAGAACACAATCCATCATCACATAAGGAGGAAGAAAGCATGGATGTAAAAGAACTCAAAGCTGCTTATCCTGATCTTGTGAATGAGATCATGGAAGAGGCAAAGGCAACGGCCCAGACCGAAAACGTTGAAGCCGTTAAGAATGCGGTTGACGAAGCCGTAAAGGCAGAGCGGGAACGCATGAAGCAGATCGACTCCATAGCGCAGACCGTAGGCGCAGAGCTGGTCAATGAGGCAAAGTACGGGGAGAACCCTATGAGCGCTTCAGAGCTTGCTCTTAAGGCACTTCAGAACCAGCAGGCGATGGGTACAGAGTACCTTCAGAACCGCAGAGAAGAGCAGGAAGCATCAAATGTCAATGATGTGATCGCTACCCCCGTTTCGGGATCCGAAGAGGATACCAGGGAGAAGGACATCAAGGACGGAGCAGCCCTGCTTGTATCAGCAATCAAGAAATAAGGAGGATTAAGAAATGTTAGTAGAAAAATTCACACCTGACAACCTTATAGCGGATAACGCACAGCCCATCCACAAGGGCACCGTAACCGTTAAGAGTGGCGAAGGAGAGCTCAAGAGGGGTTCCGTACTCACAAAGGACAGCAGCGGCAAGTATGTCATTACTGCAAGCACCTTAAGAGTAGGCGGCTATCTTCCTGAAGTTGTCCTTGCGGCTGACGTGAACGCTACCGATGCCGACGCAGTAGGAGAGGTTTATACCTCCGGAGATCTTAAGGAAGAAGCTCTTATTGTGGATGAACACCACACACTTTCAGACGATGACAAGGCCGATCTGAAGAGGAACGGTATCTATGTCAAGGCTGGACTGTAAGAAGGAGGAATGAGAGACATGAGTATCAATATATATGACACCCGTACAATGCTGGAAGCAAAAGAGGTATTCGCTCCGAAGGCTACATTCCTTCGTGACAGATACTTCCCCACTTCCGAAGATGATATTTTCGAGACCGCAAAGGTAGATATCGACTACGAAGATGAGCAGAGCAATAAGATCGCTCCTGCAATCCTTCCCGAAGTAGGCGGTATTCCTGTAGATCGCAGGGGATACGAGACCCACGAGTTTGAGCCTCCTACGATCGCTCCTGAAAGAGTACTCACTCCCAGAGATCTCTATAAGAGACAGGCCGGTGAGGTTATCGGAGGAGTCCTTTCACCCCAGCAGAGAGAGGCTAAAATCCTTGCAAAGGATCTTTCAGACCTTGGCCGGATGATCGACCTCCGTGAGGAGCAGATGGCAGCAAAGACGCTCCTTGACAATGCCTACACCATCAATCAGTACGCCGATAAGTTCGGATCACAGAGCGTTCCCATGAACGTGAAGTTTTACACAGAGGGGTCAAACCCTGCGGTGTACACCGGATCCGGCTGGTCAACCAGCTCCACAAACATTATCGCTGACCTCGACACAATGGCTAACCGCCTGACAAAGAGAGGGCTTCCTGCAACTGATGTAATCGTTGCAAGTGACGTGGCTGATGTAATGATGGGTAACTCCGAAATCCAGGAACTCCTTGACATAAGGAGATATGAGCTGGGTCAGGTTAAGCCTGAAGAGCTTCCTGAAGGCGCTGTCCTTATCGCAGTCCTTAACGTAAAGGGCCACATCATGAATGTATTCAGCTATAGCATGAGCTACACAGCTGAAGACGGCTCTTCCGTTGACTTCATTCCTTCCGGATCTGTAGTCGTAACAGCTCCTAAGTGCGGACGCATGGCTTACGGTGCAATCTCACAGCTTGAAGAGGGCGTTGACGGCTTTGTTACTTATGCGGGCCGCAGGGTTCCCCACGTCGTTTCAAACGTACACGACAATGTAAGGACTCTCACGCTTCAGGCAAAGCCCCTGGCTATCCCTAACGTAAAGAACCCGTTCGTATTCTCTAAGGTGCTTGCATAAGGCAAGCTCCGTAAGAAAGGATGAAGACTATGCTTGCAAAAGTTAGTGATACATATTGCGGATCCTTCGGGTTATTTGACCCGGAGACGAAATCAAATAAGGTTAAGACGAAGGAAAGCGCACCGTTTGAAGTAGACGATGCGCTTTTCAAGCGTTTGTCAGAAAACGGCGTACTTGTGAAGGCTGACGGGAAGGTAGATAAGCCGGAGAAGAAGCCTTTAACACCGCCTGCGCCTGCGGATCCTGAAGATGATATTCCGGATAACATAGAAGAAGATCCCGAAGAGGAAGCCCTTGACCTCGAAAACCTTAACTACAACGAGCTTAAGGAAGTGGCAAAGAGCTACGGGATAACCTGCAAGGTAGGGATGTCAAAGGACGACCTGAAGGATGCCATAAGGGAGGTAGCGGACGAAGAACCGCCTGCACTGACAGCAGAAGAACCCGAATAAGGAGGCGGCCATGGGATTCAAGGAGATGGTGGCTGACGACATTGAAAACGTGTTTGAGAACCTGGAAGAGTTCGCTGATACCCACACATGGAACGGCGGAACCGGGAAGTCTTACACCATCACAGCCGTTGTTGATGATGACAAGCTCATGGAGGATTTTTCATCGGAATTTGAACTCCTGGCAAAGGGAAGCCATTTACTGTATGCCTCCGCTACACAGTTCAAAGAGAAGCCAAAAGCCGGAAGTGCGGTAAAACTGGACGGAAATATCTACACAGTAGATGAAATTCAGGAGGATATGGGAATGTATGCCATATTCCTGGCAAGGGGCAAGTAATGTGGGGTAAGAAAGAGACTTTTTCAATAAGCATAGACCTGACACAGGTGGAAAAAGCTGAAAAGTTGCTTGTGTCAAGAGGCCCGAAGGCGTTGCAGAGCGCTATCACAAGATCCTTAAAGTCGGGAGTTTCAGCATTTAAGAGCTCGAAGAAAGGCGGAGCACCGGATATATACAAGGTCAGCTCCGGAGAGCTTAAGGAGTTTGCTTCCGTAAAGAAGGATCAAATAGTGATTAAATCCCGGCTATTGACCGCCGGCAAAAAGCCCGCTCATTTTGCGATAACTCCCGGATCCTATACCGGGAAACGCCGGAAAGCCACTGTGAAGGTCAAGAAACAGGGAAGCAAAGAGAACCTTCCTCACGCTTTTGTGGCCAACCCCGCAAAGGTGAACGGCGGAACCACGATGTTGTGGGAGCGCACAAGAGGGAGATTCCCCCACACCGGAAACGCTGCTATGGAACCCGTGAGAAGGGTATCCGCAGCCCAGATGGTACAGAACCCGCAGGTAGAGAATGCCGTCATGAAAGCTATTCAGGAAACCTTTGACAAGCGTTTGGATCATGAGCTGGAAAGGTTAGGTAAATGAGAAGCGTACAGAAAGAACTTGAAGCCATCCGGGACTATATCAAAGGCAAGATTGCCGAAGAGAAATTCAAGATGGTACGCCCGCCGGTTGAAGGCGACGAAGACAGCCCCCTGGCACTTGTGAAGCCCAAGGTGGCGATCGGTAACATACCCCACTCTAACTTTTCATTATACGGGACCACAGATGACCGCTTTTTTCAGGCCCCGTACCTCTTAATAGGTTACGAGAATGCCATATATGGCCCGAATGATGAAGAGATAAACATACTGATCCAGGGATGCGCCTATACCGCCTCTGAATATGAGAGGGAGGAGGAAAGCATCGGATTCCCGGACAATGAGGGAATACTGGATATCACCCAGATGCTTGAGCGTGTCATGGGATGGTGTCAGGAGCTCCACACTTTCCCTGCAATGATGAACTACGAGATAGGGAACTACGGAGCGCAGGCTTACACTTACCCGTATAACTTCGGGTATTTGTTATATCAGCTCAAAACCAATGTAGGGGCAAATCCCCGCACTCACACAAAATTATTTTAAGGAGGAAAGACAGTAATGGTTATTAACGGAATTATAGCCAAACAGGTGGACGCTGCGGCGCTTAAGGTTAAGCAGGCCACCAGTGCAATACCTGTTTACCTGGGGCAGGCCCCTATATGGCAGGTAGATGACGAGAACTGGGCTGACCGTGCCGGAAAGACGGAGGTTATCACCAGTATCGACGATATGAGAGAAAAGATGGGCTACAATGTACCGGATGAAGGTGCTTTCACCCCCGATCAGTCTCTTTCAATGGTTGCGAAGTATCACAATGATGTGGAGAAGATCTTCCCTGTTATCATGGTGAATAATAAGGCTCTTATCACCGCTACCAGTACCGCACGCTGCACCATCAATTTCACAAAGGGTATCGCAAAGATCGCCGGAAACGACACGGTGCTTTCATCCCTGGTGCTTTCAGATGGTGATGATGTGGATCCTGTTATCTACGAGAAGGGCACTGACTACGAAGCCGCCTATGACGAAAAGGGACAGAATATCGTCATATCTTCCCCTACGCTCACCACCGCAGAAGTGGACAGAGAGGTAGTGAACACAGGAAACATCAATTTCAGCAAGGACACTTACGATGAGATTGATTATATCCCGCAGAATACCGGATACATCCCGGCCAATCTTTCCGCTCCTCTCTGGGACAAGAAGATCGACACCGGCGGGAACACGGTAATGGCAAAGCTGGCCTCCATAGCAGAGAAGCCTATCGACAAGCATTACTATGTTCAGGCGTTCGGACAGCTTGAAGCAGCCACAAGGGATGCAGCTCTTACCGAAAAGGAAGACTACACTTCCCCGAAGATAAAGGTATGCTGGCCTTTCGCAAAGATAGGCTCCTACATTTACCCTGTATCCCTTCTCTTCTCCGCAAGGAAGGAGACCGTGGATAAGAGAAATGACGGCGTACCTTATGAGTCCGCTTCAAATGAGATCATAGAGATCGCCCGCCTTTGTGATAAGAGCGGAAACCTCATCAAGCAGCTTGAAGAGGAAGCCGATACGCTTAACGCTAACGGTATAGCCACCATGGCCTTCACCACTAACATGAAGTGGAATACCTGGGGCGTTTGCATGGCCAACTATTCAGAGACGGATCGTGGAAATATCCCGCCTAACAAGCTGAATGATGCAGCAGTCCAGATGATGGACTTCATCTGCAACGACTTCGAGCTTCGCTTCGGCGAGATCGTTCACAAGCCCATGAGCATAAGGGTAGCCAATGACATTGTAGAAGTGTACGGCAAGGTGCTTAACGCCTATGTATCACAGGGGATGCTTATTGCAGGTACTATCTCCTTTGAGCCGTCAGAGAACTCCACAGCTGATATAGCTGACGGTCAGTTCACCTACTCCATCAACGAGACCAATACGCCTCCTGCAAAGGCTATCATCGCCAAGGTTACCTATGACAGCACCGCCCTTGATGCTTATTTTGAGGGCATGGGGAAGGAAGAGGAGGACTAAGTTATGGAAAAATATGTATATAACCTTACAGACTTCGCCCACAGAGTCAGTGCTGACGGCAAGACCTGGGAGAACAGCGACAATATCAAGAAGTTCAAGCTCCCTGATATTGAGCCCAGCGCCGAAGAGGTATCCGGCTATTCAGGTCTTAACGGCACCATCAATGTAATTGACTGGGCTAATATCGGAGCCATGGAAGTGGCTCTTACCTATGCCACCATTCCGGAGTGCATGGGTATCTTCAGTCCGGAGAAGCAGTACCACCAGCTCGTATGGCTGGAGCAGTACACCGATAAGAACGGTGATGTGGGCTGGATGACCTTCAAGGTATACATCACCGGTATGCTGAAGAAGATCCCCGGAGGGGATGCTGCAAAGGGTGAGAGCAACGAGAAGGAGTTCACCTATGGAATTAACACCTACAAGCTGACACGCAAGAACGATGACGGCGAAGAGGAGACCATAGTTGACTATGATCCTATCAACAAGGTGCTTATCCTGGGAGGCAATGACTTCGGGAGCAAGCTGAATACAGCTCTTGCAAGTTTCTGATCCTGATAGGGATAAATAAGTAATCCGATCCCCGGCTTAACGGCCGGGGATTATTTTGTAGAAAGGAAAAATAACAATGAGCGAAAAGAAAGAAGCAATCAAGGTTTTTGATGAAGAAGTAAAGGAAACAGCAGAAGAAGAGATCCCCACAGGTGCTCTTGTGGTAAACGCAGAGAACGCTATGGAGATCATCAAGACGGGAAAAGGGGTACTTGAACTCTCAAAGCCTACAGAGATAGGCGGAAAGACAGTATCCTCCATCTACTTTGACCTGTCCGGGGTTACCGCCCTGAAGTACAGGGGAATAGTCAAGAAAATTGAGAGACAGAACCGGATGCAGATCCCGGATCCGTCCAAAGATATAGATGTTCAGACGGAGATCTTCGCTGAAGCGGCAGGGATCCCTGTTGCAGAGCTTAAAGGCGCAATCAGTATGAAAGACCTCTCACAGATTGAAACAGTGGTCTACTATTTTTTAGCAGCGTAGAGGGCCCCGGAGACTTCGGGCGCACCCGGACGGAAGAATGGGCCGCATTCATAACGAAGTACAGCCACACGGACTACATGTCGGCGTTAGGGATGAGCTATGAAATGATAATCAACCTCTACAACACCCTTGTAAATATCATCAAGATCGAGCACGAAGAACGTGAGAAGATCACGCCCAAGGTAAAGAAACATGGCAGGTAAAGAATTAAAAACAGTCATAACGCTTGAAGGCAAGGTTGCCGACAGCTTAAAAAGAGCCTTTGATGATGTAGAGAAAAGGGCAAATGGCACAGGCGGAGCCTTCAGTAAGTTCGGAGGCTTCGCTGCTACGGCCGGGAAGGCCATAGTAGGAGGTTTTGCGGCAGCGGGAGCAGCGGCCACAGCCTTTGCAGCCACATCCGTAAAAACCGGAATGACCTTCGATAAGTCAATGTCACAGGTGGCGGCTACTATGGGTATGACCATGGAAGAAATGGCCACCATGACCGGAGAGGTTGATACACAGTTCGGACACTTTGAAGGGACCCTTCGGGATTTTGCGCAGTATATGGGATCGAATACCGCATTTTCAGCCAGTGAAGCAGCGGACGCTCTCAATTATATGGCCCTGGCCGGATATGATGCACAGACTTCTATGTCTATGCTCCCCAATGTTCTAAACCTTGCCGCAGCGGGCGGAATGGAGCTTGCCACGGCTTCGGATATGATTACCGACACGCAGACCGCTTTCGGGTTATCCCTTGAAAGAACTACCCTTATGGTGGATGAAATGGCAAAAGCGGCTTCCACCGGAAACACCAGCGTCCAGCAGTTGGGTGAAGCCTTCCTCGTAGTGGGCGGCCTTGCACAGGAATTGAACGGCGGAATGGTGCAGCTGGGCGAAGATATGTATACCGCAGTAGACGGCACCCAGGAGCTTGAAATAGCCCTCACCGCTATGGCCAACGCCGGAATTAAGGGATCTGAAGCCGGCACCCACATGAGAAATATGCTTCTCAAATTGTCGGATCCTACAGATGCCGGCACGCTTGCACTTGAAAAGATGGGCGTGACCGTATTTGACACTGAAGGAAAGATGAGATCCTTGCAGGACATCTTCGGGGACCTCAACCGGGAAATGACTTCAATGTCCCAGGAAGAGAAAATCCAGACGATAGGAGCCCTCTTTAATTCCCGTGATATTGCTTCATCTGAAGCACTATTGAAAGCGGTTTCCCAGGACTGGAACGAGATAGGAAAGTCCGTCCTGGACGCACAGTGGAAACTTGAAGACGTTACCGCAGCCATGCAGGGTGCGGATATTGACTGGAGTAAGTATAAATACCCGGTTGAAGAGATGGGAGCTGATATCCGTGGCTATCTTACCACCATGCAGATGACCAGCGAAGAAGCGGCGGAAGCTCTTTCAAAGAATTTCGGGTTAAGCATGACCGATGCCCTCAAAGCGGTCCAGGCGGTAGAGTCCGGCATGGCGGATTCCGTCGGAGCAGCTGCACAGATGGCAGCCACACAGCTTGATAACCTTGACGGCGACGTGACTATATTCAAGAGTGCCTTTGAAGGCTTGCAGATCGCCGTATCAGACACGCTTTCCCCTATGCTCCGGGATTTCGTACAGTTTGGTACAAATTCCATAAGCGCTATCACCGAAGGAATGAAGTCCGGAGGTTTAGCAGGGGCCGGGGAAGTGATTAAGAATATGTTTATAACCGGTATCCAGGACTTAAGATCTTCCCTTCCTGGAATGATCGCCCCGCTCGTATCAAGCGTGTTCGGGGTAAGTATGGATCAGGCGAACGGGATGATTAAAATGGGCCAGTCTATGGCCGAAGGGCTCTTTATCGGTATGCAAGACAGCCTTATGGGAAATATTGAGTCCGTGAAGCCTGTTTTTGAAGGATTGTGGAAGACCATAACCGGGACCTTCGAGCCTGTCATCAAGGGCCTTATGCCCGTAGCAAACGGAGTATTTCAGATGCTTGCCATGAGGGCAAGGCTTATAAGTTCAGCGATAAATAAGTTTTCCCCTATATTTGCGAACATAATTAACTCACTTATGCCCGCATTCATCACCGTGGGAGAAGTGGCCGGCACAATCCTTACTTCAGCAGGAACGACAATGACCACCTATGTGATCCCCGGAATTGAGACCTTTGCAAACGTGGCCATGAACGCTATGGCCTCCGTGATGTCAGCAGTGGCTCCGGTAGTAGATCGTATATCACAGTTTGTCACAGCTATAATGCCGACCATGATGCCCTTCATCCAGTCGCTTTACACTATGCTGGGAGCCTTATTCCAGAACGTGCTCGTTCCTATAGGATCGTGGCTTATGACCACCCTGGGGAGCGCTATATCCACAGCGGTCAGAGTGGTGGGAGCTGCTCTCGACACAGTATTGAGCTTTGTGGAGCCTATTCTTCCGGGAATAATTCAGACCTTTACCGGAGTTATAGACTTCCTGACCGGGGTATTCACGGGCGACTGGCAAAAAGCCTGGGAGGGGATCAAGGGTATCTTCGCCGGCGTATGGAACTCCCTGACTGGCATAGTCAGGGGCGTAATAACCTCCATCGTAAAGGGAATTAACCACGTAATTAACGGCGTGAACAGCTTTATAGCAAGCACGCCGGCACAAGCACTGGAGGCTGTAGGAATAACGGTAAAGATCCCGACCATACCCGTACCGCAGTTTGCAAAGGGCGGCACGGTAACAAGCCCGACGCTTGCGATGATAGGAGAAGGCGGAGCGCCTGAAACAGTTATTCCCCACACAAATACCGCAGAGAGCCGCAGGCTTTTAGGTATAGCCGCAGCGGGTGTCTTAGGAACCGGAGCAACCATAACCGGAGGGTCAAGCAACAGTCAGACCTTCAATATAACCTACTCCCCTGTCATTCAGGGCGCAGGTCTTACGGATAAGAACCTACAGGACCAGTACGAGCAGTTTAAGCGGTTCATGGCACAGTTTTCAGCGGACTTTGACCGGGAGGCTTTAGCATGAAGGAAATAACAGCAGCGCAGGGTCAGACCTGGGATATGATAGCGAAGATCTACATGGGTGACGAAGTATTCACAAAGGATGTGATGCTTGAAAACCCGGAATTAAGCGACATTACGATTTTTGACGGCGGAGAGACCATAAATATCCCGGAGACCACTGATATAGATGAGGATGAGGAATGAATGTCTATATAAACGACAACCTTATGGCCGACAATCCGGACTCCTGTGTTTACTGGACATATTTAGGAGGCCGGTGCAATTCCCTTGACCTTCTCTTCGATGACAGCGAAGGGGCTATAAAGGCCCTGGATCTTGAAAAAGGAGATACAGTACAAGCTTTAGAGGGAAATGTTGACACCGGGGAAATGTATATATCGGGCATAGATTATTCCGGCTCGCAGGCGGCGATCCGTGCCCTTTCCCTTCCTCTTTCAGCATTCAAAACAAAGACACAGTACTGGGAGAACGCTTCCCTGACTACGATCATAGCTGATGCCCTGGAAGAGACGGAACTGGAAATAAAATACATCGACAAGCCTAAGTTCACATACAAAGAAATGGCAATGATAGAGGAAGAGCCTCTTAAATTCGTTGCCGGGAAGCTGGCCCTTGAAGGTTTTGGGATCCGGATAGAGAACGGTGTGGCCATTATTTACGACGAAAGGAAACTCGAAAAGGAAGAATACGAGCTCCAGGCCACAGAAGAGAGTTTCACGGAAGCTCCGACCTATTCCACAAGGGATGCAGGGCTTGTGTCCAGGGTGGAGAACTCTTACAAGACAGCGGACGGAAGGCAGATAAGCACCGTGGAGAAGTCTGGCTTAGAAGGGAAGATCCTACGGCTTAATATGGCCGTGGATTCCATCGGAGAGTCAATACGGTTTTCAAAAGGGATGATGCGGAGCGCAAATAAGGCCGAATACCTTACAGAGGGATCCATGGAGAACCTTGACCACACCGTAGGGGAAGTGATCTATATTGCGGATGCTCCGAAGGGGTTCACCGGGGAAAACCTGATCTATATGATTAAGAATGACCTGGCAAATAATAAGCAGACCCTTTATTTAAGAAGACCTATCGAAGGGGATTATTGATGTATAGAACGGCTTTAGTGATAAGCGTCACCGGCACGGAGGCGCTTATTTTATTATCAGACCTTAATATCCAGAAAACAGCGGCGATCATGAAGGATCTTACCGTATCTCCGAATGATACGGTCTACGTGATAGACCAGGGAAGCCTTTCAAATTGCCTCATCATAGGGATAAAGCAGGAGTAAATCATGGCTGGTACTTATATCTTTATGTGGCTGGAAAAAACATTCCACGTCACAGACAGGGAAATACTTACATATAACGGCTTAAGCGCCTCCCACTCCTACAATACGGAGGAAAAGAAGAACGGAAAGAAGATGCCGAAGACCAAGGACGTAGGCCCCGGCATAGGAACTCTTAATTTCTCCGTGAAGCTGTCAGCGCTCCAGGGAAATGACGTGCAGGCAGAGCACGACTGGTGGGTGGCTGAATGCGAAAAAGGAACCTACTCCTATATCTACATGGGAGGGAGTAAGTTTGGAAAATATAAGTGGAGGATAAAGCAGGTTGACGTAGCCGACCTCGTGACCATCAACGACGGAGCATTGTGGAAGTCCTGCACGCTTTCAATCAGCTTTGAAGAATACTATGTCAAGGTCAAGAAGACGAAGGCGGAGAAAAAGGCTGAAAGACTTCAGAAGAAGATGCGGAGGGCTATGGAGAAAGCCCAGAACGCAAAGAACGACAAGGCAAGGGCGAAGGCAGCAGCAAAGGCAGCAAACCTTAAGCTCCAGTACGAAGAGCAGAAGACAAAGGCTGCGGAAGACAGGGCGAAGCAGGCCCAGAACGTAGCCCAGGCCAACACCATGATCGGAACCTATTACGATGCCCTGAAGGGCGGAGAAGATTACAAGCTCCTTCAGCGGAAGATCAAAGAGGAATACAAGAAAAAGAAAGGGTGAAAGATGGCTTATCAGTTTCAGAGGGGCTTGACCCTCACAGAGCGCATATCAAAGAACATACACGATATGCTGGAGTTCCGGAAAGGAACGGTATGCTATGACCGTGAAATGGGTGTGTCAAGTGAGTGGCGGGATAAGAACAAGAATAAATATACCGCCCAGATGCTCACTGAAGCGGCCGATATGCTCAATGAACGTGAGACAAGGGTACACACTACCCTAAGCATGGAAGACGGCGAAATATACGCAAATATAACGGAGGACACTGATAATGATTGACCTGACATATTACGACTCCGAGCAGATGATGGAGGAGTTGAGAGAGAAGTTTGAGGAAGGCACCACGGATCCGGAGACCGGGGAAAAGATCAGTGTCACCGATGCGGACTACGATGCCGATATAAGGGCGATACTTTCAGCCATTAACTATATGGGCGAATGTATCTTCAATCAGATAAATACTGAGGCAAATAACAACCTCGTGGCCTTCTGCGACGAAGCTAACCTGATCTATAAAGGTATGGAGCGGAATGTTTACCGGCTTCCTGCCGAATATGCACAATTAACACTTCAGTTCACCGTTTCCGCAAATGCTCCGGAGGCTGTGACCATTCCTATAGGCACAAAAGCCACGGCCGACGGTTCCATTTTCTTTGCGACCGCTGAAGAGATCACGATAAACCCCGGAGAGACTGGGGAAGCCTTGGCACTTTCTACAGAAGCCACAGGAAGCGCAAACGGCTACACCGCCGGCATGGTGAATATACTTGTAAATTCCATTCCTTATGTCACGGAAGTAACGAATGTAACAGTATCCAGCGATGGAGCTGACGTGGAAAGCCTTGAAGCCTTCCGGAAGCGTGTTCTTTATGCGCCTCTCACATATTCAGACGTAGGAACCGCAAGCGCATACAGACAGAAGGCTTTTTCTGTATCAGCGTCCATTATTGACGTAGCCGTGACTCACGATGATAACGCTATATATGTCTATTTGCTATGCAGCGGGGGCACGCTTCCTTCACAGGATCTTATTGATCTTGCGGAAGAATGCCTCACGGATCCGGATATCAAAGCAGAAACCGACCTTATTACCGTCCTTCCTGCGGAGGAAGTGGAGTATACGGTTGATATGACCTATAAGATCTCACAGAGGGATTCAGAGCAGGCTACGGCCATTCAGACGGCGGTAGAGCAGGCAGTGGATGATTATATCAATTCCATTCATACATCTTTCGGTAATGCGATCAACCCCGAAATGCTTCAGAAAGCGGCTTATAGCGCCGGAGCTGCAAGCGTGACCGTGACCGCACCAACCTATACCGCTTTAGCAGCCTATGAAGTGGCGAAATGCACGAGTAAAACTGTGACATACGCCGGCATACTGACTTAAGGAGGGGCGCTTATGAAGATTTCAGAGACTTCCTTACTTGACCTCATCCCGGAAACCATGAGGAACGACAGGATCATAAAGGGCTTCGCTGCGGCCTGGGATTACCTGTTAGGTAAGATCACCGAGATAATCCCTCTCGTAAACCTTTTTGATAACCTTGAAATACTATCTCCGGAGCAGTTGGACGAAATAGCGGCGGCTATGGAGATCGACTGGTATAACACAGAGTACGAGAAGGAAAAGAAAATAGCCTTGATCCGGCACTATGAAAAGACCTGCTTCAAGCTGGGTACAGTCGGATCCGTCCTGGATGTGGCCACCGACATATACGGCGATGCTGAAGTACAGGATTGGTATCAATACGCCGCTCCGCAGTGGCGCTTTAAGATCGTGGCGGACTTCGGAGACTATACCACAGAGGAGGCTTTAGCAAGGCTCACCCGTATAGTCCGGAATATTAAGCCGGCAAAGGCCACACTGAACCCGGTGGAGTTTTTAGTACATACGGATGCAGATGTGTATATAGGCACGGTTACGACCTCGTGTTATATCCCTATGCCTATCTTTGATGCAGATATCACATAAGAAAGGAGAATACTATGGCTGCACAATTTGAACGAGCGGTTGTTACAGATGCCGGACGGTCCTTGATAGCAGAGTCCGAAGGCACGCAGACCGCCTTAGAGTTCACAGGGATGGAAACCGGAGCCGGGGTATATACCGCAGAGCAGGCTTTACCCACGGTTCTCAAAGAAAAGACATCCCTGGAAGATCCGAAACAGCTCTTTCCTATATCGGGATTGAGGAAGTACAACGCCGACACAGCGCTCGTGAAGAGCGTCCTGTCAAACGAAGATCTTGACAACCCCTACAACTGGAACGAAGTGGGTATATACGCAAGGCTTAAGGGTTCCGGGCTGGATCCCATTCTTTTTGCCATTGCCGTAATACTGAACGATGGAGGAACAGAGATTCCGGCTGGATCACCTTCCACAATGCTGACCGTATCCCAGAGCTTCTATCTGAAGACCAACCTTGCATCGAGCGTCACTATGGAAGTCAATCATGATGTATGCGAGCTCCTGGAGGATGCAGGGATAAATATAGACCTCGAAACGGAAGCCACAGAGACGCTTGTGGCTGCAATAAATGAGGTGAACCGCCTTATCCATGACGTTATGTGGATGATTAACCACAATAAATACTACGCATCGGTGGCGGACGATGACGGCACTCTGATAGCAGATGATGATGGAACGGTTGTCCTGGGTGACTGGAAGTACCCAATAGTATAAAAAGATAAAGGAGGAAATAAGATGGACGACACAAAGAAATTCTTTCCGGAATTTACATCTACCGGAGAAATAGACGGGGATGATATCTTCCTCGTACACGACGGCAACGGAATTAAGAAAATCACATTGAGCAATCTGGAGAAGTCTTTCTTCAAGAATTTTTCCACAGAAGCAGGCTTGCATAACAGTCTGTACAGAGGAAAGAAACTGGGAACGAGCCTCACAGCCGACCAGCAGGCTGCCATTGCAGCGGGAACCTTCGATGATATGTATATCGGAGACTACTGGGAGATCAACGGGTATAAGTGGAGAATTGCGGCGTTTGATTACTGGCTCCACATGGGAGACACGGAATGCACCACGCACCACGTCGTGATCGTTCCGGATGAAAATCTGCTTGTGGCTGACGGATCCACGACGCACTACATGAATACCTCGAATATCACCACCGGTGCTTATGTAGGATCCGGTTTCTATTCAGGAACCAACGCCGACAGCTCCAGCAATACCGCAAAGGCTACCTGTCAGACGAAGGCAAAGAGCGCCTTCGGGGCTTCGCATATCCTTACACACAGGGAATATCTCAAAAATGCGACCACAGACGGATATGAGAGCGCCGGAGCGTGGTATGACAGCGATGTGGAGCTTATGACAGAGGAAATGGTATACGGCGGCAAGGAGCTTAAGAATATCATTGCCGGGACCCACGTACCGGCGAACTATACCATAGACCAGTCACAGCTTCCTTTGTTTGCCCTGGATCACTCAAAGATCTGCAATCGTGCGAACTGGTGGCTGCGGGATGTCGTGTCGTCCACGACCTTTGCCCTTGTCAACGACAACGGTTACTGCAGCCTCGCCAGCGCATCGAACGCCTACATCGGTGTCCGCCCCGCTTTTGCAATCTGCTAATCTTTAATCCCACCCCCTCGTGGGGTGGGATTAGTATAAGGAGTATAAGGAATGAGCGGAGTACCAAAATCCCGGCGTGAGAAGCATGACTTTCTTGCTTCTCATAAGCTGAAGCAGATCCGGAAGCACATCACGGAGCTTGCGATCAACGACTTCGGTTATGACCAGGATAGATTAGAAAAGCAGATACAGAGATTTTCGGAGCAGATAGGTGACTTTGAAGGCAAAGAAAAGGTTGTAGCGAAGAAGAGAAAGAAGAACTTAAGTTTTTATGCTGACTTCGTGGAAGAAGAGACCATTGAGACCAGAAAGATCCTGCGGGAAGTGGTCAGGGAGTTCGAGCACGGAAACAGCATCTTCCCTTCCGGCGAAGCTCTTCTCGTAGAGTTTTGCGAAAGAAGAAAACACCTTAACAACGCTATCGGCTATCTTTTCGTTTTGAAGCAGGAGCTTCAGTATATAGCCGATACGCTCCCAGGAGATAAGAACCGTTATGATGCTGTCATAGCTGATATTACGGAAGAGATAGCGCTTATGAAGGGAGTAAGGAAGGCGGCTAATAAATATCTGGCCGGAAATAAGAAAAAGTAAACAGTCGTGGGGTAACTATTGAACGTGCGAACTGGTGGCTGCGGGATGTCGTGTCGTCCACGAACTTTGCCAATGTCAACAACAACGGTAACTGCAACAACAACAACGCATCGAACGCCAACATCGGTGTCCGCCCCGATTTTGTTACAGCCCCTCATGTGGTGGCTTATATGCAAAAGGAATAGTTATCCCTGGGGAAACCCTAAATAATAGCGGCGTGTATGCCGGAGCCTGAAAGAAGAAGGCTTGCCCTATGCAGCGAGTTACGACGAGCTGATAGCCGGGGCTTAACGAATGGTAAATCAAATATGGAAATCGCAGATACAAACGTGCTTTATGAGGCTTACCTTGCTTCGATGAAAGGAAGCGCCTGGAAGAGGGAACCGGAAAAGTTTGAGCACGACTGGATGGAGGAGATATACGAATTAAAACAGGACCTTATAAATAAGACCTACAGGACCCTACCGGGAACGGAGTTCAAACTGAACGAAAGAGGGAAAATCAGACATATCCACGGCGGCCGGATGCGTGACAGGGTATTAAGACACGCCCTTTGTGACAACATCCTGGGCCCGTGCTTAAAGCCGTATCTTATCCATAACAACGGCGCAAGTCAGAAGGGAAAGGGTTTATCCTTCGCCCGGAAGATGTTTGAAAAGGATCTCCACAATTACTACCTGAAGCACAGAAGTAGTGAGGGTTATGTGGGATTCGTGGACCTGTCAAAGTTTTATGACAATATCCGCCACGACCTTATAAAACAGTTTTTATATCCGAAGATTCCGGAGGATACCCACTGGCTGATGGATGAAATACTCCACACTATGGAAATTGATGTATCCTATATGACCGACGAAGAGTATTCACGCTGCATGGATGAAAAGTTTAACAGCGTGGACTACTACGAGACGATCCCCAAGGAAGCTCGGACCGGCGAAAAGTTCATGAAGAAGTCGGTAAACATCGGAGACCAGGTATCTCAGGACATAGGAGTTTTCTTCCCTCACCGGATAGACAACTACGCAAAGATAGTCCGGGGCCTGAAATACTATGGAAGATACATGGATGATATATATTTCATCACTTCCACAAAAGAGGAAGCTCTTTCGATTATCGAGGGGATCAAGGCCGTAGCAAAAGAGATAGGTCTATTCGTGAACGAGAAGAAGACAAGGATAGTCAGATTATCCGGATATTATAAGTATCTGCAAATCAAATACCACTTAACCGACACCGGAAAAGTTGTAAAGCGGATCAACCCGAAACAGCTGACCCGTGAACGGAGGCGGATAAAGAAGTTCTATAAGAAAGTTCAGAGCGGCGAAATACCTTACGAGGATATAGAACAGGCTTACAAGTCGTGGATGGGAGCCTATACGCCGATTATGAGCAGAAAACAGATAAGAAACATGAAAATCCTTTATAAAACCCTATTTGGAAAGGAGCCAAGATGGAAAACGTAACAATTATTTGGAGCGACGGAAGCGAACTGGAAGCTGACAAGAACGGAAGCTGCTTTATCGTGGACGAAAAGCCGGAGTTTCCTTCCGATCTTGAAGAAGTGACGATTGAAGAAAACGGGGCAGCGACTACGCTACATAATGCCCGGATCGTTGAATGCGCTTCCGTAGATGGGAAATACTGGTTTTCAATCCAGGAGATCCCGGAGGATACGATTGAAAAAGCCACAATGAAAGCGCAGATTGACTATATCGCCATGATGGCAGATATAGACTTAGAGGAGGTGTTATAAATGGCAAAGAAAAGCGGAAACCAGCACAGCCCGAAGTTTGAAAAGGTAAAGTACTACTATGTCAACCGCTTATGGACGAAGAAAGCGGTTGAGAATGCCGTAGTTCATAATTGGATCACAGCAGAGGAGTACAAGGAGATCACAGGAGAGGATTATCCCGGATGAGTCCTATGGAGATAATAGAGCGGCAGAATGAGATCATCCGGATCCAGTCGGATTCCGTGAACGAGCTCTTCCGGCTCCTTATGGAGCATATCACAGTGGAAGAAGCGGATCAGCTGCCCGTTCTTAAGAAATTAAACCTTGCAGCGGAGATCAAGGCTGAAATAAGTAACCATTGTTAAGTTTTCACGGGAGGCGTGAGCGCTACGGCGTTTGGGTACAGGGGAAGTAAGGAGATAATGATGTCAGGAACATGGGCGATTATAGTAGCAGCTTTTGGGTTGATCTTAACGATCCTCAATATAGTGGATAAGGCGGTGGTTATGAAAGAGAGATCACACCGTCCCTGGGAGGAGGTGACGGGTAGATTGAGCAGTCTCGAAGAGTGGAAAAAGGACGTTGACCGTCGGCTCGATGACGGAGACAAACGCTTTGATGCCATAGACAAGGGCAACCAGGTCACCCAGAAGGTCCTGCTTGCCCTTCTCGACTATTACTTGAATAATGGAGACACTGAAGAACTGAAGAAAGCTCGGAATGAGCTTTACGATTATATGGCGAGGCACTGATATGAAAATAAAAACACTCACAGCTTTCGTGATATTCTGCATCGTGATGATTATTACATACACAGCAACGGCCATAGTATTCCAGTGGATAACAGGGCAGATGCTGCCCGACTCTTTAACTACTGGCATTTATGGTTTTTTCGGGACAGAGCTATGCGTGGCCGGTGTCCTAAAGATCTTCAAGATCCGGAAAGAATGAAAACCAAAAGGAGAGTATTTGGTTTTTATAAAATAAGCCGCTCTTTAGGAATGCCTTAATTCAAGGCTCCGGGGCGGCTTATTAGTTATTCAAATCAGCTAATTACATAAAATACCGGGTATTAACCGGTAGAGAAACGGAGGTGAAAAACATCATGGATATGGTGAATTTTGAAACACTTGCCTTAATAAGTATCCTCACAACCTTAACAACAGAGTGCATTAAAACTCTAATGAACAAGGCGGAGGTCAACTATGTAAGCAACATCATAGCGGCCATAACAGCAGTAGTTATATCATCGGTCACCTGCATAGCCTATCCGGTCATTATGCAGGGAGAAGCCCTTGATTCAAAGTTGGTGTTCAAGGCTTTCGTGATGGCCTTTTTTGGGATTTTATGTAGCACTTTGACCTTTGATAAGGTTACCCAGGCATTAAAGAAACTGAAGGGGTGATATTATGGCTTCGGAAGCGATCAACAAAAAGTTCATAGAAACAATAGCACCCTACGCCCAGAAGGCGTATAAGACACTGGGGAAGGTTCTTCCCTCTGTATGTATTGCCATGGCTTGCACGGAATGCGGCTATGGAACCGCAGCAAGCGTACTTCATCACAGCTATATCGGTCAGAAAGTGGGAACCGGAAAGACGGCCACGAAGTACTGGGGTGGAAGATTCTTTTTGTCAAAGACAAAGGAAGAGTACAAAGTGGGATCACATACGGTCATCACAGATGCCTTCCGTTCCTACGACAGCATGGAGCAGTGTGTATTTAATTACTACGAGCTCCTTAATAAGAACCTGTATGCTCGTGTGAAGTCCGGAGTGGACTACCGGACGCAGATGCAGCAGATCAAATTGTGCGGATATATGACCAGCTCCACAGAGGTGGCGACGGTCATAAAGATAATCGGGCGCTACAACCTCACGAAGTACGACCAGGGGATCACAGCCGCAGAGAATGTGGTTTATCCTGTACCTGAAGAAACGATCAGAAAGGGAATGAAAGGCCCCGGCGTGATATGGCTTCAGCAGAAGCTGAACGAGCACGGCTTCGCTTTGCTCCTGGACGGAGAAGCCGGATCAAAGACGATAGGAGCCCTTATGGTATACCAGTCACAGAACGGCTTAAAGCCGGACGGGATCTGCGGGCCTCTCACAAAAGCAAAACTGACCTCATAGGTTTTTCTCCTTTACTTAGCGGTACACCCTAACTGCCGGGGCGTACCGCTTCTTTTATTTTAAAGGGGGAAATGGTATAATATTCACAACTGAATAGCGGGGATCCTTTACCACATCAAGGGTGCTACCGGAGGATCCCCAGCGTAAAATCTTTCAGAATTTTGTCCATGAATTTGTCCATAAGGTCAGGAAAACGGCATAATATACGGGCTCATGGGCTACGGGTATAATGGTTCGATCCCCCTATGGTCCACTTTTGGGAGAACCCCGGAAGTACGCTGAAACGTAGTGATATTCAGCGGTTTCCGGGGTTTTCCTATGTCTCAAAATATTAACTGATTTATTAAAAAATAGCTCATTTTTTAGAGAATTTTGTCCATGATTTTGTCCATGGAGGGCATCAAAAAAGATTATCAAAAGCGTCGGAAATATTTTTCT